TAAGAGAGCAAGAAAGGGAATGTTTGATGCTACCTAAGAATTTTGATTTTACCATGTTGCCTCCGGGTTCTGATTTAAAACTTTCAGAGATTGGTCTGTTGTCATCTACGATTGAAACCATTGATTACTCCATCACAGAATGGCTTACAGATGATTTAAAACTGGCAGCGACTACCAATGAGGGCTGGAAAAAAGTACCTGTTCTTTGGCAGTCTCCGGAACGTTCTTTCCAAATTAAAAATGATAAAGATCTGAGAGATATTGATGGTGCATTTAAACTTCCATTGATTAGCATTGAAAGAACAACAATCATAAAAGATCCTGCCAGAAAAGGTTCTTTCCAGGCGCATACTTTTTCTAATAGAAAAGACGGAAGATCAGGTAGAGTCATTATAGCAAAAAGAATTGTACAAGATAAGACGCGAAACTTTGCAGTTGTCGAAAATACAAGGAGAGCCAACTATACATCAGGGACAGAGCAAAGACATTATCCGAGAATAAATAAAAAGATTGTTATTCAAACTCTTTCCATACCAATACCAGTTTATGTAAATATAGAATATAAAATTTCAATCAAGACTGAATATCAACAGCAGATGAACCAACTTGTTACTCCATTCATTTCTAGAACTGGTCAAATAAATTCTTTTATTTTAAATAGAGATGGTCACAAATACGAAGCTTTTATTGAACAGAACTTTGCACAAAGCAACAATGTAGCTAATTTAGCCGAAGAAAATAGAATGTATACCACTGATATTACTATTAGGGTTTTGGGGTATCTAATCGGAGAAGGTGAAAACGACGATAGGCAGTTAGTTAAAGTAGAAGAAAACTTTGTTGAGATAACTTTTCCAATGGAAAGTACCGTAAAAGAAGATGATGAAGGTTTTTTTAATATCACTTCCTGAGAAAACTTAAAAAACACCCTTTTGGTTCCTGACTTACTATTTAAATATGATTACAAGGGCAACTATAAAGTTGTACACAAAGGGAGTTTTTAAATAATGCCAGTTACTAGTTTTAAATTTGTATCGCCTGGAGTTTTTATCAATGAGATTGATAATTCCTTCACTCCGCAGGAAGCCGACGCTATCGGGCCTGTCGTTATTGGTCGTTCGACCAGAGGTTTAGCGATGCAGCCGATCAAAGTTCAGTCTTATTCTGAATTTGTTGAGATGTTTGGTGATACTGTACCGGGAAATGGAGGTGGTGATGTTTATCGCGATGGTAACTATCAGGCTCCAATGTACGGTACTTACGCTGCAAAAGCGTTTTTGAAAGCAAATGTGGCTCCTTTGACTTATGTTCGCCTTTTGGGGCAAGAAACATCTGTTGGCTCTGCTGCTGGTGACAATGCGGCTGCTGGCTGGAAGACTAATAATGTAGCTCTTTCAAACGGTGCAACCGCTGGTGGTGCATACGGATTATTCATTGCTCCTTCTTCTTCTAACGGAGAATTTACGGGTTCTTTCGCAATGGAGTTGGCTGCTGTTATTTATGTGCAGAGTGGCTCCGTACAACTTTCTGGTACTTTAGCTGGTCCTGGCGCAAGCGATATTGTAAAAGCTTCTTCAACTCTCGTAGAAAGTGACGCTAGCGGAGATTTCAAGATTGTAATTAACGGCGCAACTAACGGCGAAAAAGTATTTACTGTCAACCTAGATGATGATAGTTCAAATCATATCCGCAAAGCTCTCAATACCAACCCTCAGTTAGCTTCTTCTGCTGGTGCCTTCTATCCTGCCTCTTCTTTTAAAGATTATTGGCTTGGGGAGTCGTTTGAGCAAGAAATCAGAGATTTAGCTCCGGGTGTAAATGCAATCGGAATGATTGTTGGAATTGGATCCGGCTCTACTGGAACAACCGGCCCACACAATATGAAAAAAGTGCCTTCACAAGAGGCAATCGCTGGTTGGTTTGTTGGACAAGATTTGGGTACTGCGATTAACTATAATCCAGCAAATGCCAAGAAGCTTTTCCGTTTGATTGGTCGCGGTCATGGAGAGTGGTTGAGCAAGAACTGCAAGGTTTCAATCGCTAATATTCGTCAGTCAAATACAACAACTGACGAATATGGAACTTTCTCAGTGCTTATTCGCTCTATTAACGACTCAGATTTAAACGAAGAAATTCTAGAAAGATTTGATAACTGCACTCTGGATCCAACTAGTCCAAACTACGTCGCTAAGTTAATTGGTGACCGTTACGAAAGGTGGGATAGCACCAGCAGAACACTTAAGTCTTATGGAGATTTCCCGAATCTGTCACGTTATATTAGAATTGAAATGAATGACGATGTTGAGGCTGGTGCAACAGATCCGGTCCTTCTTCCATTCGGATATCAAGGACCACCAGTGCCGGCAAATGCTGTTGGAATTGCAGCAAATGCTAGCACTGTTCAAGATTCCAAGATGATTACTTTGGGAACGGGACTTCCGGGATATACTGACACTAGTGGAGCAACTTTAGATATCTCATCTTCGTGGGGAATTGCAGCTACAGCATCTCTAAACTTCCCATCTGTAAGATTGTTGAATGATGCACAAGATGTGAGTGCGATTCAGACTAAAGCATACTTCGGAATGCAAACTTCGCGTGAAGCTGCTACAGTTTCGCCACAAGCAGGAATTTCCGATCCACATCGTTTGTGGTACGCTGGAATGGGCGCTAGTTCAGGAATTCCAACAATCCCATCGGCAGATGTACTTTCTGAGTATGCATATATTTTTACAATGGATAACGTTTCCGGAAGCGCGCCATATACCTACTTGAGTGGATCCAGAACCGCTGGTACCAGTTATTCGGCTGTCAATGGTTATGAAGCACTATTGAACGATGATATTAATCGCTTTACTGCTCCATTCTGGGGTGGTTTTGATGGATTTGATATTACCAAGCCAGATCCAGTATACAATGGTGCTATGACGAGCACAAGCACAGAAGATGACAACTACGTATATCACACATATACTCGCGCAATCGAGACTGTTTCGGATCCGGAATACATCAATATGAACTTGTTGGCTATTCCTGGCCTTACAAATACTTCTTTGACTTCGATGATGATTGAGAAGTGTGAGGAAAGAGGGGATGCATTAGCTCTTGTCGATCTTCCGGATGTATATAAGCCTCCGCATGAAGAGTATTTAGCCGATAAGACACAAAGAATCGGAACTACACCAGTTCAATCAGCAAACTCGTTGAAACTTCGCAGAATCGATTCAAGTTACGGCGCAACATTCTACCCATGGGTACAGACTGTTGATGCAAATACTAGCCAGATTCTATGGGTACCTCCAACAGTCGCAATGATGGGTGTTTTAGCTTCATCAGAGAAAGCTTCTGAAATCTGGTTTGCTCCAGCAGGATTCAATCGAGGTGGTCTTACAGACGGCGCAGCAGGAATTCCAGTTAGTGGCGTAAGTGAGCGTTTAAGCTCGAAAGATCGTGATACACTTTATGAAGCGCGTATTAACCCAATCGCTTCATTCCCATCAGAGGGAATAGTGGTATTCGGTCAGAAGACCCTACAAGAGCGTCCATCTGCTCTCGATAGAATCAATGTTCGTAGATTGGTAATCTTCTTGAAGAAGCAGATTTCTATTCTATCAACTCAGGTACTATTCGAGCAGAATGTACAGTCTACTTGGAACAACTTTAAGGCTCTGATTGATCCATTGTTGGCTAGTGTTAGAACCAGATTGGGAATCACTGATTATAGACTTATTCTTGATTCATCAACAACTACTTCGGATCTGATTGACCAGAACATTCTTTATGCTAAGATTATGGTCAAGCCAGCAAGAGCTATAGAATATATTGCAATCGACTTTGTTATTGCTTCAAGCGGAGCATCATTCGATGACTAAAAATAAAGTCGCAGACTATATAATAACACAGGAGAACATATAAAATGGCAACATTTTGGACCGATACCAATTCAATTAATAACCCAAAAAGATCTTTTAGATTTAAGGTTCAGTTTTCGAACTCTGGTGCATTTTCGGATGCTTCAGATTTGGGCACAACTGATTTCTATTGGGCAAAAACCGCTCAGAAGCCTTCATTCACAGTAGGTGCAGCCGAGCATTCTTATTTAAACCATACTTTTAAGTTTCCCGGTAGAATTACTTGGAGTGATGTGCAGATTACTATGGTAGATCCGGGTGGTAAGGAAGGCGTTGCATATGCCTTGGCTCAGTTGTTGAAAGATAGTGGATATAGCGTTCCACAAAGTTCGAACGATTTAACCACTATTTCAAAGTCTAAATCAGTTGCCGGCATGGGTGGTTCTACTGCGATCAAAATAAGTCAGTTAGATGATGCTGGAAATGCGGTTGAAGAGTGGACTCTTTTTAATGCGTTTATTACTGAGGCTAACTTTGGACAGTTGGATTATGGCAGTGAGGATCTAACAGAATATAGCATTACCCTCAAGTACGATTGGGCACAGTTGGGCAATGTAGATTATACCGCTACAACATAATAAATATTTTCGAGAGGTGAAAATTGAGTAGAAGAAATAGTGACCGCATGGGTGGACCTATGCGATCCAACGCAAAAACCCCGAAGGCACCACAGCCAGAGGGTTTTTCATTTGTAGTCCCGACAGATTTTGCGGAACTGCCATCAAATGGTAAATATTACCCAGAAGACCATCCTTTGCATAAGCAGCAAGTCATAGAGTTTAAGCATATGACAGCAAAAGAAGAAGATGTTCTTACTTCAAAGACGCTTTTAAAGAAAGGTATAGCGATTGACAGAGTAATTCAAAACGTCATTGTTGACAAATCAATCGATCCAGATTCTTTATTAGTTGGAGACAGAAACGCATTAATCATTGCTTTGCGTGGAGCAAGTTATGGAAATGATTACGAGACTGGTGTAGCTTGTCCTTCATGTAGCTCTAAAGTACAATATTCATTTGATTTGGAAGCAGCCAATACATATAGTGGCGAAGATATTTCAGATATGGATATTGCCAACAATGATGATGGCACTTTTGAGGTAATACTTCCGGCAACAAAGCTAACGGTTGTTTTTAAATTATTGAACGGAAGAGAGGAGAAAAACTACCTAAAGTCTATTGACACTGGCAACAAAAATAAAGGCACAGAAAGGGTCGTATCGCAGCAGCTAATGGCTATTATGGTGTCTATTAACGGCGACTCTAGAATCGAAACTCGTCGTTATGTTTCGGAGAATTTGCCGTCTAAAGACTCACGATATTTGAGGGCAGCTTATAAACTAGCAAATCCAAATGTTAATCTTACGCAAACTTTTGTTTGTTCTTCCTGCGGCTATGAAGCCGATATGGAGGTGCCGCTTTCAGCGGATTTCTTTTGGCCTGACAAATGAATATATGCAGAATGTGTATGAGCAATTTTTCTTTTTACAGTATTCTGGTGGTTGGTCGCTAACTGAAGCGTACAATCTTCCGGTTGGATTGAGAAAGTGGTTTGTAGAAAGACTTATCAAACAGTTGAAAGATGAGAAAGAGGCGATGGAGTCTGCACAAAAGGGCAACTCTGGAGCGAAAACTTTAACAAAACGCAATCAACCAAAAAGATGAATATAAGGCTGGTCTTCCAGCCTTTTTGTATTAATAACTATTTAAAGTTTAGAGGGTTTATCTATGTCTATGGTTCCCGAAGATATACAAGAAGCAATCAGGCTAGGATTGGAAAGAAATAAACAAATAGAAGAAGCTAGTCGTTTGGAATCTGAGTCTTTGAAAAAG